GTTAATACCTAACCCTTTGAGCGCTTCTCCTACAAGGTCTTTAGAAATACCTTTCGTTATAGAGCTCTCTGCATTAAACCTTTCTGTAACATCCTTTAAATAAATCCAGATATTATCGAAATGTTGCCCTATCATGTTACAGAAAGTGATATAGGGATCATTCGCTGTATCTTCTTTAAGATACCCGGGTATTGTGTTTAGTAGCCAGTCTTTATTATTTGAGTCGTATACGGAAGCGGAATATAAAATGCTAAGGGTTCCTGAACTCGGTACTGTATCGATACTACCTAGCCAGTTAGAGGCTTCTGAGCTGGTGGTAGAGAATAACGTATACGGTCTTGTACTATTCGATTTAGGCCAGGCATTAGAGCTAGATTCAAAATACAGGTAATATTCATACCCGTCAAATTTTTCGATAAGAGCATCGATTTTATCTTGAAGCACTTTTTTACTTCCTGCTACAATCCCTGCTGCACTAGGTCCAACTATATCTAGATTGCCTATGTCTGATTGATAGCTCTCTAATAGAGCTACTTTATATGTAAAATTAGTTATTCTTTCGGTTGCTGAAGAGAAATGTATGAAATTTTCAAACTCGTTATAATCTACGTTTATCTCAACACCCTTCTCCTCCATCATACTCTTAAGTTGTTGATAAGAAGCAGTAACGGATGTTTGAAAGAGGTTTGTTAGGTTATATAAGGGAGTAGTTTGTCCTATTCTTTCGCTTATATCTACATTATAGTTAGGGCCTCGTAAAGGGAATTGTGTTACTGTCTGATCTGTAGGTATATCTATCGTTACAGTATACGTAACAGGGTCTCCTAACTTATCTACAAGCCAGAACGTATCTTTAAGCCCTTTATCTCCTGGTAAGGGTTCATATAGTTTTATAAGAAGTGAACCTTCATCTGCCTGGAATACATAAAGTATATTTACCCCAATCCTTAAGTCATTGTTTCCGAAATTTAAGTAAAAATCGGGGTAGTAGGCTTTTGTAGATGCTTGTAAGTTGTAGTCTGTAAAAGTTTGTTGTAACTCATCGTTAGATAAGTCTTGTCTATAAACCCTAATCTCTGTCCTATCGGTAGATATTTCCTTTATCCAGAATTGCTGAGCTACGTCACTTCTAAAAAGCTTTCTATAAAAATTATAAGTGATCGTAACTTCCCCCCTATCGTACCCTTCCCTTTTTACATCTTGCTCCGGATCTACGGTTAGGTTAGAGTATAGCCCGGTAACTGGGTCTGGGTCTAACGGTGTGTAGGTAGTTACGAAATAGTTTGTAGCTAATAATTCTCCAGTAGGGCTGTATATAGAGAATTCTGCATAATCTTCAGGACGGCCAAAGCCTCTTGATATTTTTGCAGACTGTATTAAGGTCAGGTCCCGGTCGGTATACTGCTCTTCGTTACCTAATAAATCTCCTAGTTTAACTGATACTATTTCCATTAGCTTAATGCGCTTATATCTACAATACTTTTGTTTGCTTCTAGTAGCTGTTGACGAAGACTGTTAATTTCATCTATCAAAGCTTTTTCATTATCTGTAAGTACATCTCCGCCTACATATTCACTGCTCCTCTTAGCTAGGTATTCGTGAGAATTTACCTCACCTGTTACCGGTATCTCAAAAAACAACTCTTCATATGCCTGAAAAAACTGTTCTATTGTTATATCTTCTTCTATAGGTGTTGATGGGGGCACTAGTTGTTTAAACTCCGTGTCTACTACCCTCCGGTAAGTCGTGGTCCCATATACCTCTCTCGCTATATTGACTTGCTGTGCCATTATCTGTCTATTTTAAAGATTATGTCATTATCAACTACGACCTCCTCCCCTGTATTGTTTAGATTAGCTTTAACTAATACCTTGTACGATCTTTCAGGTTGTAACCCGTTTGTGTATAATATAAAGTAATTTCCTGAAGAATCAGCACTTAATTTTGTATAGTTTGTATCGAAATCTATAATCATCTCTTTAGTCTTGTAATCTTGAATAGCCCAGTAAGACTGTTGAGGTAGGTATTTCCAATTCAAGTACTCGGACGAAGTTGTGAAGTTTCTCACAGGGAATCTGTCTCTTACTTTGAATTTCATTCTATACTTATTACCCTCTTTATAATAACCTAGATTATTTTCCGCTAAGAGTACGAAATCATCTTCTGTTACCACTCCGTTAATATTACTTCCGGTACTGTATACAGAATCATCCCATTTCATTTCTAAGCAAGGAGGGTAGATTGTGTGTGTATCCATAGAGAAGAATTTAGTCTCTAAGGAAGAGCTTGGCGTAAGTTCTAGGGAGCTGGTCTGTTTCAATAGGAGTCCGTAATTCGGAATAGAACCTGAAAACCATTGAATAGCTATATTAGTTACGTCTAAATTTAGATCTTTATCTGAAATATAATCGAAGGTCTGGGAAGCAGTGTATTGACTATTCCACGTACCTCCGCCGGTTGTGTATAGGAAGGCTTGAGTACCTGGTGATGTGCTCCAATTTGGGGTTTCACTATAAGCTCCGACACTATACCAAGATACTCCGTTCTTTGGATTAGGGGAGTCTGCAAACTTGCCTGTACCCATTACCCAGCTTTGAGATATTGGATAACATTCTATAGTGTAAGTTTGCGGTAGTGCGGATGCATAAGCTAGAAACATTTTAAGCTTTACGCTAAATGAACCGGTTGCAAACCCTTTTATTATATCTAAATCACTGTCTGAAAAAGCGATTAATGTACGCCTGATATCATCTCCGGTTGTTAAAAAGCCTGCAATCGCATTACTATTTAGGGATGATATTTCAAGTACTTCATCTCTCCCTGCATTCGATTCAGGCGAATTAGAGTAAATTGTTGCATCTTGACTTGGAAATATTTTATATACTGCCATTTTTATTTATTAAAAAGTTACAACTCTACCTTGTATATCTAAGTCCGGATATTTTACTTCAAAAATAGAAGGGTCGAGAGAAGGGTATATAACACCATTCAACGTTCCAGCTAAAATATCGTAAGAATATCTCGAATATCCGTCTATTTCTCCGGATTTATTTGTAATTTCTACCTTCTGTACTGTCTGAACACCTACTACTTGGTCTAGAAGTGTGTAGATATCGGAGAGTATAATAGGCTGGTTAATTTGCCATTTCTGTATATCAAAGAAATCTTTTAACTGTGTTAAACACTGTGCTAATATATCTCGATTAGAGTAGTTAGGTCGTAGTATAATATCAAACGTGACCCCTATGTTTATTATATAAGCACTTTTAATATTAATACTATCTGTAAGCATCCTGTACTGTGATATGTACGTTTTTAAATTCTGCTTCAACGATAGAGGTGGTTGTATTAACTTCTCTTGCGTATCATACGCTAATACATACATAGATACTGCTAAGGGATCTTGAGAAGTTAAGTCATCTTGCAATACTTTTTTATTCGCTATATCATCTTTTACCGTAAATGCTTTAGCTATTTGACCGAACTTACTTGGCATACTGTATGCAGCAGCTAAATAATCTTCTAAGGTAACAGCTCTCATTTGAGCAGGGTATTGATTTAATGTATTTTGTCTTATTTGTTCCACTGTATCACCATCTCCTCCGCCAGTAGCTTGTAGGGGATTGTTTGTGACAACAGACTGTATAACTTGTGCTGCTTTTACATTATCTACAATACCTCCTAAGAAGCTGTACGTATAGTCTAGGATTTGTGTAAGTTGATTACTCGGTACATTAGCCTCTGCTCCGCCTCCGACTAGGTATTCAACTGTTAATGTTGTATTTGAAGGAGCAAGTCCGTATGTTTCTGTAGTAGTGAAATTGGAAGGCGTATAGACAGTGTTCAATTTACTCAGACTATCTATAGTACCGTACCCTACAGTATTCGGGTTTGGTAGCTCGCTCTCATCAGATACTTGCTCTATACCTGCTCCAAATTGCAACTCTAAAGTACCATCCGTTTTGAATCTTGTAACGAATCTACGAGGAACTTTCTGTAAGCTTATCATATACGGAACTATACTTCCATCATCGCTATAATCTGGATTTAAAGCTGGTAGGTTTTGAACAGGTACCATTACTGTATCTTGAGCTAGGTAAGGTACTTCGTACCACTTATTACCATCACTATCTGTTACATTTGTAACCTCTATTATACGCGTATCTTGTACAGTTACACTCTCAAATTTTCTTGCTGTATTGAAAGTAAAGGTTGTTGATCGTGCTGTTCCGGATATTGCTTTAACTGTTTTCTTTAGTAGATAATATACCGGATCGCTGTTACTGTCAACACTATATACTGATACTTCTACCGGTTCTTTAGAAGAAGAGGCAGAGAAGTTTATTTTTTCCGGTACGTAGAAGTTTAAGCTGCTATTAGTAGCAGAGGCTACTTGCAATCCTTCATTTATAATAAGGGCATAGTTGTAGTCAGGTGAATAGTTTCCTGAGCTTCCAGAAGAGGGTAATATCTGGTAGACTTCTAAATCTACTGTTGCTGCCGAAGTTACCTTTGGTCTATACCCTAACATATACGCTAAGGTGTATAGGTTGTTTTTCTGTTTAGCATACTGTAGAAACGTTTCTTGCAACTGGTTATCTAGGTAAAAGGAAAGTACATCGCCTACGTAAGAAGCCATTTCTATGAACATCGTACCTGGAGAGGATACAGTAAAGTCGTTATAAGCAGTCGGATAGTAAGCTTTCGCATACTCTACTAGTGCAGCTTTAAAATCAGTAAAGTCTTTACTAAGGTATTTTATATCTTTTGTATTCGTTGATATATTAGCCATTTTGGAAATTTAATAGTATTTCGTCTGTTTGACCAGTATTTTGTACTCTATAACTAAAGTTTATATTTATAGTATTCTGATCGTAAGATGCTGTTACTTTAACCTCTACAACACTTACATTCGGGAAATTACTCTCTACCCCCGCTCTTATTGTCGATTCCAATAATGCTGCTGTATCTTCTGTTATCTGCTCGAATAATTTATCTCTCAACCCTGCTCCGAACCCCGGTTGAAATACCCTTTCTCTCTTACCGGTTAATAGGTAGTTTATTATATTGTATTTAAGCTGCTCTTGGGTAGTGTATACCGTAGTAAATACCCCTTGCGCAGAAAAGGGGATCGCTACCCCTATTCCTGTACTAGCTCTTAAATCTAGCGGACTTATATTTCTAGCTTCATATGCCATTAAATCTGACCTTTACTCTTTAGTGTATTCATTAACCCGCTAAAATCTGGGACTGTGTCAATTTCTACTTGGTTTATATCATGCACTGGTCCGGTTGATGCTATCATGTCTTCTACAGAAGACACCACCTGCACCTCTTCTTGCTGTGCGAACATTTGCGGAAAGCCTTGTGCTGAATTAGATCCTAGACTGACAAGTGTTTTGTACTCATCCCCTGTCATAGCTGTAGCAGTCTCTGCTAAGAGATCTTTTATTGGATCGCCGGTAAGTTGCGGGGGAGTAGGTTTCTTATATACCGGTGCAGTTACTGTTTCTTTAAGGGCTTTTTTATAACCTCCTGGTATAGACTGTGTTGTAGTAGGAGTTTTTAGTTCTTGTAACAAGGCTTTAATTTCCTCTTTAAAAACTTTTCTAACTTCCTCTCGTATCAACTTTTTAAATGCATCTAGCTTGTTCATACTTATAAATATTTAAAATTAAAGTTTTATCCGGCTGTTATATACTTATCCGGATTTCAATTTATTATCTTGCTCTAATATTGCTCTAGCTCTAGCCTGTAAAGCGGGTTGAGGCGGTTGTTGTTGTAGTACTCGCTCCCATTTAAGTCTTTCTTCTCGTGTTAAAGGTTTTGGTGTTGGAGCGTTGCCGGTAGATACATTAACCTGATTACCTGTTCTCTGTAGTAAAGCGGGTACTGCTGTGTTAACGTTAGCTATATTACCTCCGGTTGCAGTACTTTTTAGAGTCTGAGCAGAAGTAGTTGCATACTTATTTAATGAGTTCTGTAATGTTTTCTTTATTTTACGGCCTCCTTTTTTCAGGTTTTTTATAAAATCTGAGATTTCTGCAGAGACTTCTTTACCTATATCTGTTAATTCTTGTTCTCCCTGGAATCCTATACTTCCGTATATATCTTCTATATTTAACTCGTCTCCAGAATCTAATTCAAACTCCCTATTAGATATACTTCCTCCTGAGGATAGTCCTCTTGCTTGAAGTATAAATTTTAACTCTTCATATAATAAATCTATATTGGTAGCGAAAGTAAGCGGGGTCTCTGCTACTAACACTCCGCTAGCATCTAGAGCAATAGCTTTTCTTCTTTTATACCTAAGACCTTCATCTACAAGCTCTTCCTCTAGTATACTTAAGTTAAATCCGTTATAGACTCGTAAGGTTGTTTTAGGATCTGCTTGTATTTTTTGATACGTTTCTACAAAATTAGATAGCGTACTTTTCGCTTCTTTCAGCTTTTCAGTAGACTGCTTTAAGTCTTCTACTATAGGAGAGTCTCTAGTTACTGCGCAGACTTCTAGATTAAAGATAATACTCTGAACTAATCTATCAAGTTCTGA